GTTGTGAAATTGTCTGTACGTCTCCAGGTACGATGTCGTCTGCTGTAAAGAGTTTATATATTTCTGCCATTATCCTTTATTTTATCGTACTAAAGCTGCTTGAATGTCTAATGCTGCAAAGTTTGTAGGATCAACGCTTACAGACACAGTCTTAAATCCACCAGTTTCATTACCAATGATTGTTAATAAACAACGTTTAATAGTTGTTAAGTTTGCTTGTGGTTTTGGTTTTAACACAAACTTCTTACCAACTTTAACAATAGTTTTACCTGCTGTTGTTACACTTGTTACCTCATCATCTAAGAAGCTTGTTACACCAGTTGCGTTTGCTTCAGCTGCGATTGCTGCTGGATTCATTCCAATTGGTGATGTATTTTGTGGTACCTTAGAAACACCACCGTCTGCTGCAACTTCCAGAGATGCAACCGTATCGTCTGACAAGATAGCTGTGTATCCTAAAGAGTCGTTACCACCAGCCAAGTTCAAAGTTGCGGGACTAACAACAATCTCTTGTTTTAATGATGTGAAGCTAACAGCTGCAGGAGACACGCTAATAACTGGAATACCAATTACGTCTTTTGGTAAAGTTACTAATTTGTAGCGTAACATTTGTGATTCATCCGGAAGTGCTTCAAGCACCGGCATGTTTTCAATTACAGCTCCATAATAGTTTGATCCTAATGTGTGAGCTGGATTCCATAAATCGTAATCGATTTCGTCATCAGATAGTGCAAACTTTGTGATGTTAAGTCTACCACCACCTGCGAGAATTTCACGACCCTTGTTTGTAAGAATCGCGTCTACTGTGACAGTTGAGTTATCTAAGTATCCCATTTCTAGTTGTTTTTATATAAATATGTCTCGTTTTGTAAATCCTATTTTATTTCAAAGGTTCCATTTGTATTAGGCTTAACTGCTAGTTGTTTTCCACCACCAACAGTAACTTGTACCACCGGACCTCCATCGACTGTATCTGGACTATTAACATTCCAATCCGCTGAAGTCATTTTACTACCATCGTATCGAACAGTCTTCATACCATAACTATGTCGTAAATGAAAATCTTGAACTTGTGCATGATAATTTAGACATCTAACACTCAATGTCGGTATGTATGTTGATGGATTAGTTGCACTTACAGAAACTGTTTTTAGTCTCAAACCCAACCATGGACCTAAAGCTTTAGTATCAAAACTCACTTCAGTTTGTGTAGTTGTTGGTGTGATTGATGCAGTTAATGCACAATCCAAATTACCAAAATGCAACTCTAACGTATTACCTACAGCTGTGGTTTCATCTGTCGAGATTGTCACTCGATAAATGTAATCCCAAGTAGTTGGATCGTCTGCTTTGTAGAAAAATGATGGTATTCGTATGGATGCTGTTGTTGGTGTTCCTGATACCGCACTATAGGCTTGATAGAAGTTTAAGCCTGGATAGCTTGTATTACCAGATCCTACTAATCGCCAGTAACCTATAGTTGAAGCTGACGAACCTGCAGCAGGATATGTTGTACCTTGGAACACTAAATCGATTGGCTCTAAGCCATACTCTCTTAACCACGCGTTTTCATTCCACGCATCGCTTGATGTAATGTTTGTGATTGTTAGGCTTGTTGCTGTTGGTGAGTAAACTCTATGATCTGAGAAAGCTTTACCACCAAAGATATTACAATCATACATCTCCTCCGATAGCAACGAAACATCGCTTGGTGTGTTGTTGTAGATTGTCACACCAATTGGATTATGGTAATCGTAACGGCTACTCGTAAATGGAGTCCATTGACCACTACTACTCAAATAAGAGCTCATGAACACATACTGAGATCCTTGCACTCTAACATCTCTACCATAGGCAGTAACACCAGTCTTAGCTTCTCCAGTAGGCGTCTCTGCAATTTCTCTATACTTTTCACCAACACTACCAGACCAATTGCCTGATATGGTTTTTGGATATACCTCAGCATAACCATTAGGTCTTAATGGTGATACAATTTGTGTACCATCAATAACCACCATGTCATAAGCTGTCGTATCCATTTCTGGAATTACTCCATCGATGCCTGGTGTGTATGCTGGTCCTTCTAGTACCTGAGCAACATCACCGCTAGTAATTAGAAAGTCCGACTCATCTCCTCCAACAGTTCCTTCTTGTACATAACCTTCCATATTACGGAATGGTTCACCATCACCATCTTGCACAAAGCCGCCTGGTGTAATGTATGTTTCTGGACCTACGTCTAACGATGTCTCATAAGTCTCTTCCTCAAAGGTTGGTAGCTTGGTTGGTACCTTGCTTCTTGATAGAATATGCGGTTCAATTACCAATCCAACTTGAGCATTGGCTCTATGTGGTATGAACTTCTTAACCAATTGAAACAAAGCTGCATCATAATATCTCAGCAATCTGATGTAGTTTTGTGTTTTATTGATTGCTTTATATTTCTTTGTGTAGGTGCTATTGAGATGGATTAGATCCTTGTAGCTTTCCGCTGAAAGTTGAGATGGATCTCCAATATAATCATCAATACTCAGTCCACCAAATTGCTCAGCAATGTCTTGGTTTACTTCATTTGTCGGTGATAAGTAAATGCCAAGTCTAGGTGTGTCAATTGGGAAGTTATCCGTTAGAGCTCGTTCAACACGATTGTCTTTGTATAATTGATCACTTACTAGAATGGTCTCATCAATACGAATCTTATTGCCAACTTGTCTGTTGGTGCCTAAATCTGGCCATTCTAGAGAGTGTATCTCAGTTTCTGGCTTATAGATTGTTGTGAGAGAGGATCCGCTAAAATTGAGGAATGCTGTTGCTCCTAAACTCGATGAGTATGGGATTGTTTGGTTAGGGTGTGAAGAAGATACATAAAGCAGATTGCTTCCAGTCAGCTGAGTCAATTTATTGTTGTCAGCTCCTAGTGGCAATCGACAATATAGTGTATCAAAGCTTGAGGTACTTCCCGTATAAACATCTATTGTATTTCCTTGATAACTTGTGGGTGCTAGCGTATGATTGTCTAAGATGGCATCCTGCAATGGTGATGTCCAGAGACGAACCTCTTGGATACTACCAGTCCACAAAGCCGCGGAATGCGATTGTGCAGCTGTGAATGATCCGGTAGCCGGAATAAACATATATCCTGCTACGTTACCAAAGGAAGAAGTTGTTTGTGTCCAAGCTTGGTTATACGACTGACTTGTCGCACCATTAATACTAATACTCGCGGATTGTGAAAACACAACCTTTTGATTATTTGCCTTCTTAACAACGAGTGTGTATACTTGGTTTGTTGGATCGTTATCTGACTCAACCTCTCTACGAATTGCTATATGATGCCAATCACCATCATAGATAGAACAACTCACACTTGCCGAAGTCCATGCAACGGAAGCTGTGTAGTCTGTGGTGCTACCCGCATTATTTCCCAAAAACAGAGTCAGGTATTGATTAGTACCACTTTTAGAAGCTTGTAAATACCAAGAGCCTGATTTTTCAGCTAACCTCTGTGTTTTAGATTGGTTTGCTGCCATTTTGGCGCGCAACTCGATTGTTTGTGGATATGTTGCTGTGAATGGATTAGTTCTCCATGGAATGCGAATTGTATTAAACACATTACCAGAAGTCTTGCCGTTGTATCCAATCGTCGTTGAATAGTTGAAACGCTCATAAACCCAATCGGTTTTGGTATCAAACTCGGGTTCTGCTCCTCCATACTCTCTAATTCTTAGAATTGTCTGTGGGATACCAAAGCAGTTAATCAAAGCTCTAACACCTCTTTCAGTACCTTTTGTTTTTAGTAGGTATGGAAGGTTGTTAACTATACGCTTCCAAGTCTCTTTTGTCTTATCCTCTGTAGAAATACCATATGTAGAGGATAATGATCCAGACACATCTGTTCCTAGTGTATAACTCCACAATTCCTCCAACGTGTTTCCATTCTCAAAGTCTACACCTAGGTTCTTAGCTACATGATAAATAAGCTCTTTACTAAAACCCTCCAATACAGATTGATCACGGTCAGACACCTTGGTCATCTCCTTGACATAAGCAAACACCAAATCAAAATAGTGTCCGATCATGTGAGTGAATAGTACATACTCCTCGTTTGTAGTATCTTCGAGAATGTGTGCTGGAATTAATTTATATAGTGCGTTATCGTTATTCTGGTCAAATAGGCTAGCTGATGCAAATACTCCCTCAAACCAAGCCTCCACTTGAGAAGATGTTACGGAGTAGTTTACGTAAGGTTTACTGCTGTTTTGTTTTGGCCATGTTGATGGATAAAACTCACCATAGCTATTAGTTACGTAGCTAGATGATTGATAGAAAAGGTATTTTTCGTAATTGTCGAAGGCACCAATTAAGGCAGCTTTTTTTGTTTCTGTGTCGGTTATATTATTCTGGTGATAACCACTACCCGTTACAGTTAAGTTTGTGTTTAGAAATGCTAACCTTTGGTCATAGCTTTCTAGCAACTGCATTTTATACTTGAAGTTTAATAAACGCTCAGTTGCTGATCCAAAGTGTATGTGGTTTTCGAACTTTCGGTAATCAATGTTGAGTGGAATACCCTCAATAGCCGATCCGCTTAACAACTTGTTTACAATATCCTGTGCGGTAGTTGTATTTGTTGTTAATAAATCGTCCCAATCCTTATACTGAGTTGAAGTAGCTGTTTGATCTTTATTAACAGCATCCCAGTTAGGCCCTGCAATATAGGTTTTGTTTGTCTTTGGCTTTGGTGGTACAATTGTAATTGTATCAGCAGGAAGATCCTCACTAACAACCTGACTTAACCATATATTATCACCAACTACTACACCAGCTGGAGCAGGTGTGTTTAGCTTAAAGATGATGCTGTAAGGGCTTGCGCTATAGGTAAACTTATCTTGCACATAGTCAAACACTTGCATTGTGGTGTTTGCATCCTTGCTCAAGAAGAGTTGTGGTAATACTTGTGATTTTGGTAATTCAAAAAACCTTCTAGAAAAGAACTCTAGGAAGTTTGTGTTATCAAGATTGGTTGATAGTGATGGAATAACTCTTATCTCTAAACCATCTGAGCTAACCTCTTGAATTTGTAATTTGTGAGCATCACCAGCTCCAAGGTAGTTACGATGAAACTTGTATAGTACCCTATACTTACCAGAAATGTAACCTAAATCAAATAAGTCTTTTTCTGGATCTAGCGTTATTTCATCGCCATTCTTGTTAAATGTCGATACTCTAAAATTAGATTCAAGATATTGATTGTTAGCATTTACTATGTCCAATCTAACCACATCATTTGGATAGGCTTGATTTGGATTGGTATAATTACCAAATGCGGGTACTGATGCTTGTGTTGGGTCAACCTGCAATTGTTTAACTGCAAGCGGAATCGTAGACTCCTCGCGAATAATATCTTCAACACCCTTTAGTACCGTCTGCTTAATAGCAGCTGGTAATGCGTTTGAGCTACCTTCAAAAGAGGTACTCAAATCCTTAGTGTTCAGATTAAGTATGTTCTTATTAGCCACGCGGTTTTAATATAAATATGAAGCGTTTAAGTTCTTACTCCATACCAGGATCAATCTGTTCTTCTGAAATCTCTAAAGATTGATTAAAGTCTCCAGTCGTATAGTGATCATCCTCTTGTGCTGTGATATCATCAGCTGTTGGCAATTCTTCATCAGGCACGCCATCTGGGTACTGCTCTGCTGCTTTTGAAGCATCTTCCATTATCTTATTCACGTATGTGTTGTAAGATTTCAATGTCATCAATGTATCTTGTTGTGTGTTTGCTTCTGGTAGCTCTTTTGGTAGCAATATTCTGTACTGGAAGTTATCAACATCGCCAGTATTGAATGCTGCTGGGTCTTGATATAACCTCTTCTGCAAACCTAATACCGTTGCTTGTGTTGGTGGTAAGCTGTAAGATAAACTTTTATTGTTTATCTCTACTTTGTTAGGAAACAGCTGCAGTTTAATTTTTGTAATACCACATCTAGGATTTCCGTACTCCGTAGTTCTTACACTTGTTGAGTTGTGATTACCAAAATCATCAACATATAGGTAATCATCCTTCCATCCTTTAGAAGCTGGATCATTGTCTGTTATTACTGGTGATGTGTGATCAAATGATACAGACAGTCTTATAGACCTTGTACCACGAGGCACTACCGTATCAACCCCAACACCAAACATCGCAGCTGCTCCAAAATCATTAGCCGCTTTGTATCGTTTATTATTCGCAAACCAAATTGGTCCAGGGTATGCATTTTGCCACGTCTCAAAATCCCACTTGTTCAGTAAAAATCTGGCTGCTACATCTTTTAGCGTAGCTTTTGTAAAAGTCTTTTTTGACGGGTGCAAGAATAACTCTGTTTGTGAGTTTGACCTATCAAACATGATTTTGATATCATTGGTGTTGGTGTATTTTTGACCAAACACTGTGATATTATTGCCTTCATCGCTAGGTTTGATAAATTCATACAAACCGTATAGCGTTAATGGAAAGAATACTTTTTCTTTTACAGCCCAAATATCCCTCTCGCGAGGACCTCCAACATCTTGCACTTTCAACACGCTACCATTAGTTCCAAGGTATTCTAGTGTAATTTGTGTTTTGTCATAACAGTGTGGTACTACCTCAATTGGCGTGTTAGGTAATAGTGTATATAAGTGTCCTGGTGATTTTAATTTCTTAGCTCTCTCATCATCTCTCGGTACAGTTATGGCTGTATTATCAGATCCCACAACTCGAGTGTATACCTCCTCAGAGTCGGCTACGTAATAGTTTAGAGTTTTTGGACCCTCAGTGGTTTGCACTTTAATTGTGTAGTTTGTTATTCCAACTCCAACATAAGCAAAAAACTGAGATACAATCTGATTAACACCATAAACGTTGCCATCTACTAATTCCGAAGCTTCACTAATATCAATAACCTGACTCATTCGAGCTGTCGCACTCCCACCCGCTTTTAGAAACTTAATTTTATCCCTTGTAAAATATGTTGGTGTATGACCTTTAATCTCAGCCTGCAATCCAATCAAATTACTACCTGTATTTTTGTTATACGCATCCATCCAAGCTATTCCTGGAAAGAATGCTGCATAAGGAGCTTGATTGAAATCCTCGTTAGGTATAATTTGTGGTGGTACTCCTTCTGACATCCATCTATCAAACTCCGAAAGCACATCACGCGACTTCGATAGTGTGTTAATGTTTGAGAATGTTGGATCAGCATCTAAACGCTTCTTGTAGTGGTTGTAAAATAAACCACCATGACCAGCCAAGCTGAAATAGAAACCGACTGGTGGTGTTCCAGTAACAGCTTTGTTTTGATCCAGCATAGAGAAGTTACCCATTCTGAAGGATCCAAAGCCTTTGGTGATGGACACGTCATTGAGGAATGGATTAACTTTAATCTCAGAACCCTCCCAGTTTTGTAAACCTCCCTCACCATCACCATTGATGACAAGGTTTTTATATAATTTAGGGTGTTTGTATGGATCAATCACGTTTAATATAAACGCTTGTGATTCTACTGAGCCATAGGTATTTGACACTTCACAAAGATAGCGACCAGATAATGTTACGTTACTGTCTTTTGATTCAATCATTGCGGCAGGAGTACCAACTCCTCCATTCAATCTGTTGAGTTCAAATACTGGTGCATCATCTCTTTTCCATAAGAATAGGAGATTGCTGGTGTTGTTTATGTCTGATACGTTTGATGGATCGATAGCTCTAACCTCAAAGCTAAAGGATGTGCCCTCAATCAAATTGATCGTATTGTAGGTTGGTGTGATTTGCTGATATTTTGGTGTACCATTATCGTCACCCATAATCCAAGTATACTGCTGAAAGTTTTGAATAGGTTGTGATACAATAGCAGGAAGAGCAGGGTTCGAGGGCATTAGTGAAAACTCACCAGCTCTAATAGCTTTTTCTTGCGGATATGCCGATAACCTTATGACTTTCTTAGACTCCATCTACTATTAAATATCGAGAAAAACTAATTGTAGGTTCCCCACCCAGAATCTTTGATTGGTAGGTAGTTTATTGAGTAGCTTAATCCAAACTCATCCTCACCATAAGAAGGACTACCTCCTAAATCTTCTGTGTCTGCATATGGGACTGGTCTAACGCCTATTAAAGAAGGCATCTCAGTAGTGTTTCGTAGTTTTGGTGCACCAAACAAATCAGTCCAATTTACTGTTATAGACGTCTTGCATATTGCCTCAACAGCGGCAAATTGTGGTTGACTGATATTTTGAATCAACCCCTTCTGATAGGAATCTAGTTGCTTGTAATATCTCTCCAAAGTGTTAAGTTCTGTGTACGCAGCAGAGCCAGAGATCCGTGATTGAGAGGTTGATCTAACTTTATCGATTATCGAATTTACGTGATCTAACACTTCTACACCCTTTGACTGCCGAACGCCCGGTACTATAACACTTTCTTTTAGACCTCTCAACAGATTGATTGGTGTATCAGCTATCACAATATCCTCCTTCTTAGCTGTATAACCCCATCCACCAATTATAGAGCTACCGTAGACGAGATTGTCAGGCATTTGCATTATGAGTTTTCCGTATGGATCAATCTCATAAGATAATTCGAAGGATCCTGCTCCTTGACCAGGCATTGCAGCTGTTCGCTTTAATAGTGCCTTTTTGTTATTCTTGTTTGAGAAATCTATTGTTAGTTCATACTTCTGCAGACGTGGATATGTTGGTGGTTGTGGAGCTCCCGAAAAAATCGTATTAACTTGTGTCTGCTGGACACTAGAACTAGGTAAACTGAATAGTAGTTCAAATCTTACCTTATTATTCCACACCTTAAACTCCTCATCCCCTTGTAGTGGTGCTCTTTCACCACCATCTACGAGAACATATTTGTCATCGTGTAATGGATCGACAGCTGTCTTTTTGTAGGTACTAAACGCTGCTAATTTTAAGTCTTTGCTAGTAGTATTGTATCTTATGTAACTACTCAGAGCTGCCATATTACTAGAGGCTTGCTTGAGTGTGTTAGATTTTTCATAGAACACACCTTTATTTGGTGCAAACGGTAATAGATTATCAGCATCGACATCGAGTCTTTTAGCAGTCTTTTCACCAGGATTTTGAATACTCAATCCCAATTCTAATTTATGATCCATCACCACCCTACCTAGCTTGTTCAACTTTGGCGTTGGACTTGTATTGAATCCAAACTGTAGGTTTAATTTTCTTGTAGCTAGACCATAAGGATCGTAATCTCTACCAACTTGCAGGCCACTTTCTAATGTCGATTGTGGTGTTTCGTTTGGTGCTAGCGTAATTGATGTGTAGTAGTTTGTAGCATCACGATGCTGTGTTAATACTGGCAGTAATGCTAAATTCAAACCAGTAACCATTCCACGTGGATCTTGTGCAGAGCCGGCTTTTTCTACAATAGTCTTACTTTTGTAGGTTTTTAATTGATCAGCGCTTAGGCGATCCTTAACAGCATCACCAGACACTAGTTGTGGAACAATCAGTTTACCCCAATCCAAAGCTGGTCTAGTCCACTTATGTCTTTCATACGGTGCTTCCCAACTCACAAAATCCAAAATCTCATCACCCTGTTCATAGGCATCTCGCCACATTTCAAATAAACGCCAGTCGGTAGTGTTGAAGTTTAGTGTAATTCGTACCTTTGTAGTTTGTGGGTTTAGTTTTGCAATGATTGCTTTATTAAACTCCACATACTGACCATATGTAAATCGTGTTTTTGGATCTGGGTATAATTCATCCGCTGTGAATAATGTGGCATCTCTACCATCGCTCTTAGACTTTTCACCTAAACCGTAGATATCGTTTTTGTAATACTGTTGACCCCAGTAGTTTGCCATACGCTTACTCCATGGATCCGTAAAGGCAATACGCTCACTAACTTCATTCACAGAACCATCTTCCCTCATTAACTTAGAAGTCAGCCTAGTCTCATTATCATACTCCTCAAAGTACACACTAACATTCTCGTTTGGACCATGTGATGGGCCAGCCATTAAGAAGTTTTGAGCACTTACACGAGGTCTGCTCATAACGTAGTTAGTATCCTTAGTGCGTTGATCCAAGCTAATCAGCTCTTTCACTGGAATGAAGGATGGCAATGCCATTCCTATATAGCAGCTGAAGAAAGCTCTCACACCTTCAACACCAAATACCCCACCCTTAATCAGCCATTGAATATCCGATAGATCAATATCTTGATAAGCTCTTACTAGAAAAGAACCACCCTTTGTTTCAAACTTATATCTCGTTCTGGTAAAGTAAGAAGCACCTGATTTGAGAAACGTGTCAGTCATTTTCAAATCTTGTATGACACCAGGTTCAATTTGATATGGCCTTGGATGCATCATATCCATAGTATAACCAAATAGGTTTACCTTATTGGGTTGTATAAAGTCTTGCGGTGATTCAGTCTTAACTAATGCCTTAGTAGTTAAATCATCATTATTTGCTGACCAGTCATTTGTACCATCTAATCCGTATGGATTCTTAATGAGATTTCTATAAAAGTAGGAGTCGAAGTCTAGGTTTAAGACCTCTACTTGTATCGGTTCGCTAGATACTGTACCAATATCGTTCGAGATTTCGCAAGTGTATGTTCCAGCGTCTCTTGGTTGCATGTTATCAAACACCAGTTGAGATCCTTTCACTGTTACAGACGATGCTAAAGACTCACGATACTCAGAAACTATCATCTGACCATCTTTACGCCAAACATAAGTCAAACCCTGTGTTGATTTGATCATTGTTGGTACACCATTCTCTACATTTAGGATGGGTGGTTGTTCAGCTTTGACTCTGAGAGTTACTTTTGCACCCAAGTTTATCTTCACCGTTCCATCCGGGAATTGGTACATAGCCTCGCCAGTTGCATTTGCAGCTGTGTATGGCTTAATTGGAGGTGATGATGCCTCTGAGATTGATTTGGTTATTACTGGTGGTCTGTTGACAATTACTGGTAATAGATCATAAACCGTCTCATTCTCATTCAAATCAGACGCAGAGATTCTGGTAACGCTACCTGATATCTTTGGAGCGATATTATCGTTTAGATCACCGTTTAATGAATTATCTGGAAACCTCATTAGCTACGTGCAACTTTGAAAATCCACTTGTTGTCGTACACTTCATATGTACCATCTCCATTAGGAACTCTAAACAATAGTTTGTAGTATCTTTCTGGTTGAAAACTATCCAAGTGCAATTTTATATAGTTGCCTGCAGCGTCGTCACTCACCTTTGTGTAGTTGCTAAAATCAATAACAACATCCTCACTTTGAGCACTATACACAGCATACTGGGATCCAGTTGGTAATCTGTATTCTACCAAGTGAGGATCTACAGTACTGAATGTGTACGGCGGATATAACGGTCTTGCCGAAATTCTAAAAATTGGTCTTGAATTTTCCGGGTACGACTTTTTTAAGTTTGTTAATATAATTCGATTCTCCTCGTTTACGTTAATTGGTGTTAATGACTGAGCATTTACACTATCGTCATACTTGACTTCAAGTACTGGTAAGTAAACTGTGTTTGTATCTTTACTGAAGAACTTTAAGCTTCCAAACAATTTAGCTGAAGCTTCATCCGTATCACTCTTCTTAATCAAGAATCCATAGAAAGGAAAACTTCCTGATTGAACACCTCTCATAATACTATTCACATCCATGTCAATGTCTGTGGTTGTGTATGAATATGATTGTGATGCTGCTGAAGAGGTATACCAAATACCACCGCCAACCGAACCATTCCAAGAGCTGGTTGTTCCAGCTGGAAATGATGCAGTAGGCCAAGCTGTTGAAGGAATATCCTCTGACTCACGATACAACCAACTTACGCCAGTTGTAGTGATTGGAATGTTTGTGGATCTTCCAACACCCATATCCCAAGTATCACCAATAGGATATGCATATAAAGTGTAGTCTGTTGGAATCTCATCAGCTGTTGCTGTATACATTCTCAAACCAAAACTACAACTCTTCGGATTGACTCCTAATGCAGCTATGCTAGAGGATATTGCGGAATAATCAAATCCCAACAATACCCTAGAATTATATGCACCAGTAGCTGTGATTGTCTTGTTTAGTTCCAATATGGCATCCAACCCAGTATTTTTATTTGGGTTTGCCTCGTATATTGTGGCGTCCTTTGTTGGATAGAATCTTATTACCATAATTAGAATGTTACTATGCGTCCTTTTATATCGTTATTTGGATACTTTACTTCGAATATGGCTGGATCTAGACTTGGGTATACTATACCGTTTCGAGTAGCCTCTTGAATATCGTAATACACATTGCTGTATCCTTGCAATTCATCATTAAGATTCTTGATCTTAATCCCTGTCACAGTCTGTACACCATTAACTTTGAGTAGTGTGTTGAATAGGTCACTAAATACAATAGGCTGATTGATCTGCCATTTGTCAATCTCAAAGTAGGATTTTAGAGCTGTCACACAACCCAAAATAACCTCATTTGCATTAAAGCTAGGAATTGGAATGACATCAAAATCAACTCCTATATTGATGACATAAGCATCTCTAAAGTTAATGCTATCTGTCAGCATTCTATATTGTGATAGATATGTTTTCAAGTTTTCTTTCACAGCTCGGTTAACTTTCACACAATTCTTATTGTTGTCATATCCAAGCATGTACATATTCAATGCTAGTGGGTTTGCCACTGTGTCATTAACTTCCGACGATTGAATGTTGTTTTGTTCGTCTGGGCTTATGTAAACTTTAGCAACACTACCAAATACATTTGGCATTGCATAAGCTCTTACAATATAATCTTCCTTTGTTACTGCCCTGTTTTGAGATGCAAGTTGTGCAATTGCGTTTTCTCGAATCTCATCTAAAGTCTCAGCACCACGACCGCCAGAAGCTGCCACCGCGTTGTTTACTGCTACTGAGTTGAAGATTGTTGCATTCAGTGTTGGATTAGAAGTTGGCAAACTTGTGCCCGAGGTGTCAACGCCAATAATCTCGTTGATTGTATTACTCGGTGAATTTGAGCTAATACCACCACCAACTAAATAGGTTACTGTCAACGTTGTGTTTGATGGAGCAATACCGTAAGCCTTAGTAATCACTGGAGCTGCTGGATCTACTGACCAATCAATATCATCCTTTCCAGTAGGTAAGGAAAGACTGATATTCTCTGGTGTTGCCAATAACTCTTCGTCTGGCGATGAGCTAACTCCCGATCCGAATTGCACCTCTATTCCATCTTCAGTGACTCTAGAAATAAATCTTCTAGGTACACGTTTCAGTTTCATTAGATAAGGCGTCTCACTACTATAAACAGCAGCATCAGGATCATTGTATGTTGTATTTTGTAATTTTTCAAAAATCGTATCTTGAGCTAGGTAAGGTACCTCATACCAAATATTCCCATCTGCATCCTTAATTGAGTCTATACCGATTAGGTTTGTATCTTGAATTAGGAATTTGAAAAATTTGGTAGGTGATGTGACATCGACAGTCATTGTCTTTGGTTGAGCTGAAACAGCTTTAACCGTCTTCTTAGCCATGTAATATTCTGGCAAACCACTACCATCCAATTTATATACCGAAATGGTTGTTGGATCAAATTGATTGTTGATTGAAAAGTCAACCTTGTTCTGAACCATAAACTCAGTACTGCCAACACTACTTCTCAAACGCATACCTGGTTCGATTTTCAATGCGTAACGCATATCTGGTGCTGTTTGATTACCGCTTCCTGATGGTGGTAGTAGCTGAAATATATCAACGTCTACAATTGATGGTGTAGACATCTTTGGTTTGTAGCCCATTGCAGATGCAATAGACATTACGCTACGTGTTTCGGTAGCGTGTAAAAGCATTGACTCTTTGAATTGGGAGTCAACGTAGTAGTTCAACACATCACCAACGTAAGCAGCCATTTCAACAAACATCATTCCTGGTGATGCTTCGTTGAAGTCATTGTACGTATTCGGATAGTAAATTCTGGCAAAGTCAATTAATCCCTTTTTAAGAGAGTCAAAGTCCCTACCAAGGTACTTAATATCTTTCGATGTTGTTTTAGATATATTTGCCATTGTTTTATCCGTTCGTATTTGTCAATTCAAGCTGGATTGATCTTGTGTCAAATTTGTTACCCTCTAAACTAATCTCCATCAAAATGTTGATACGGTTATTTTCGGGGTATGGTGTTATAGTCAGCTTGTTAATAAATATATAAGGAAGCCAATAATCAAAACTCTCACGGATGGTATTATCCATCGTAACAGTAAGCTCCTCTGTAATATTTTCAAACAGAGTACTTCTCAAATCACATCCAAAGTCAGGCTGCATTATACGTTCACCTTTATTAGTTAGTAGAAGGTTTTTAGCGTTTGCTACTGCTTGATCTAGTGTTGTGTAATTCATCTTGAAAGCTGCGCCTACGCCACTGATCATAGGAAGATCAATACCGACTGCAACGTCTGGTTCAAAATCAAGCGGATGTAATTTTATTTCGACTGCCATTAGAATCTACCTTGCGACTTTTGTTCAGATGCCTTTAATACGTGAGAATAGTCGCGCATCAAACTATCCATATTTACTTCCTGGTTCATCGCAGCTACACCTCCTTGTGACATTGGCATTGGCTGTCCTTGTACCATATTACTCATCATTCCACCCATGTTCATATCAGGCCACTCTGCTTCGGGATCCTCTACTGGATCCATTAGCATTGACTGATAAGTCTCAGCTAGGATACCAGCCATTGGTCCTTCAAACTTAGGCGCTTTGGTTGTTGGTGCTGCTTTTTTTGGAGCAGTTGGTGTAGTTGCCTTCGAAACCTTTGTTGTATTTTCGACGATAACTGGTTTGAGAGCTTGTTTCAGCTCTTCTTTTACGACTGATCGCACTTCTTCACGAATCACTTTACGTAAAAGGTTTACAAATTCAGATCCTTTCATCTTGTTTTAATATAAATAGTGTTCGGTTTTATTTGTAGCCCGTAAATGGCAGAGGTGGTATACCAGTGTTAGCTGGTGGGATTACTAAACCACTCATCACCGTTAGCTGAGCCTCAAACCCTTTGGCCATTTCACGAATCATCACAGAAGCACCATCAGTACTCTTTGCCTTCATTGGTTTGAAAACTCCAATGTTTAATGAAACGTGCTGTACTCCGGCCGGACTGGTCCATGTTGCTCCTGTCCACAAAGCTCGTGCTGCTAATCCGAGTACTGCGCTCATTATAGGAGCTTCCAAATTAACTTTCTTTTCGGTATACTTTTTCACCTCTTCTTGCGCCTGCTTTTCAACCTTTGCTCGAATAGCTTGTAGTTTTACCTTGATCGCATCCACAACCTTTTTTATTTTCTTCTTAATCCAAGCAACAAACTTCTTCAACTCCTCATTAAGCATCTTAAAACCTAGCAGGATGAATGATTGATTTTTCTCTAACGTGTTTTTAATTTTATCCAACTTTGGAGCAAACTTAGTGTTCTGGATCTTCTTAGAATCACACAACACTTTTACAGTCTCACGACTTCGTAGCAAGTACTTACGTTCAAGATTAAGGATGTTAGTAGCCATAGAACTATCAACCACTAGATCCGTACCTAATGACTCAAGCGTTGATTTGAGTGTGTTGAGGTCTTTTGGTGGGTTTGTTGCCAGTCCTTGAATAGCTTTTAGTGTATTTACTCCAGGCGTATTACTCTTAGCATTTTGAAGAAGCTTTTCTAGCTCTGCTTTGAAGTCCGTATCCTTAATATCCTTAGCTGTCTCAATCAAACCATACACCAACGCTTCAATAACCAACAAAGCCTTGAACTCGTCCTTAAATCTACGTTTTTGATCCATTAACATTGGTTGTTGGCTTGGTGATTGTTCCACTTTCAAACCATAATAACCATCCAGGAAGGTGTTTATATGAAGCTCATTCTCTGATAATTTTATATTGCCTGTAGAAACGTTATTAATCAGCTTTAACGAGCCTTTCACCATTTTCTGCACAAAGGATCCTAATTTGATTAATCTCTTAATCTTAGCGATCTTATCTCGTATTTTTCGTAGTTTAGCTTCTGCTTCTAATTTGGCGTCTTTTTTATCTTGTAAATCACTCTTTATCGGTAATAGGTTGATTGCAAACACCTTCAAGTCTTCCTCAAACTTTCTCAAGTCATTCTTGATAAAGTCGGTTACTTGTTTAATCTTCTTAGAGATCCACTGCTTAATACGGTTGAGTGTTGGTTTCATCCACACAACTAATGTGTGCATAACATCCTTCATAGACTTTAGTCTCTTAGATGCCCAAGCCTCAAAATTAGACTTATTAGCATCAACTCTCTTTCGATTCTTCTTTTTAGTATCTCGGATTTCCTGCAATGTATTAAACAACCCTTTAACAGTCTTTTCCAATTCAACTATCTCATCAACATACTTCTTGATGGTATTTCTCTTGCGTTCAAAAAACGTTTTGAATACTGTGAAGTCACACTTCACTTGCGTAATTACCAATGCTCCCAAACTACCAAACTCAGCAAGACCTAGGGAGTTGAAATAGTCCTTAGCCTTATCTAACTCAGCTTTCAAAGCTTTAGGACTCAACCCCTGCAAGTCAAAATCTGGCGGTGTAGGTTTATTAAATTCTGGAAGATCGATGTTCTTTAGCTTTTGCTGATATTCTTCGATCTCACTCTGAATGCTCTTGAACTCCAGCTTTAGACCTTCTATCAATGCTGTTGACGTACCAACAGCTTTTATTGTCTGTTGATATGCTTTTTTGAGCAGCATGATTCTATCCTTCTCCCTCTTAACCTTCTTCTGATATTTCTGCTTGTAATCGTTTATCGTCTTTTTCGCATTCTTGTATAAAGAAGCTACTTTGCTGTTTTGGAATCTCTTAGTATACTCTGCGACTTTGTCACTCAACTTCTTCTGAAGCTCTAATATCTTTGGTTGTATAGCTTCACGAATCTTCTTAATCAACTCCTTCTTTTTGTACTCCAGCTTTCTAAGCTTTGGTTGCAAGAATCGTACAAACAGATCGAATCGCTTTACCTTTTGTAATAACCGATCTATTCGAGGTCTTGCAGCTGCTATTCCGTTTAGGAAGTCGAGGATTTTTGTTGGATCCACAACTGCGTCACCAAACTTTAGAAACTCCTGAGCTATTGCCATTAGCTTCGATTGAAAATAGTTTTTTGCTGCTTGACTATTGTTAGACAGACCTATAATACCATCGGTACGTTTTCCATAAGAAGATATTAATAAAGCCAAATCCCTAATACCCGCAATTGAGGTAATATCAAAGTTTTTTAGCTTGTCAATCAACGCTAACTCTTGTTGGAATAAGTTGCTCCACTCTACTGGTCCAAGATCAACCTCCATCGATTTCATCTGATCGAATATCTCCTTTACCTTTCCAATCTGACTCTTGATCTCTTCTTTAATATCTGTGATGATATCCTTTATCAGCTTAGGCAATTCCTTTAATTGCTCAGTGATCTGCTTGATACGTTCTACCAAAGCTTTAACTTGTCCATACCTCTGCTTGACTTTCATGATTAATTGCTTTACCGATGCAATTAAACTTTGAATCGCACCCTTTTCAAGCTTCATCTCTTTAGCCACGAAATACGCATGCACAATAGTATACATTGCCTTACTCTTAGTATTGGCAGTGGTGAATGGTGTAACGACAATTGGATATGGTGGAGGTGGTGCAGGTGGAACTGCTAAACCTGGAGCTGGTAATGTTGTAGGAGCTCCTTGTGGAAGCCCCATTTTAATTGTGTTGATATAAGCTTTTGTAATCGCATCCGCCCATGACTCAGCCCCCTTGATCTGTCCTGCGTCAAGTTGTGTTAGTAATGGTTGTACGAATGTCGCTTCAAAATTATATGGCATTATACAGTAAGGTTGTTTAGTGCTAGATCAGCATACCATTTATTACTCTCCTTGTTTGATAGCACTGCATATGGTCCATTCTTAGCCTTTGCTGGAATATACTCCCAATGCCACTCCTCAGAACCTACCGTACGCACAAACCCAAACTTATGAGCGTTTCTTGCCAACCACACATAGTTTGCTGTCTTTAGAGGTGAGAAGTTATTTCTACCACCAACATTCCAGTCAATTGCGATTCCAGATCCGTGGTTAGAGGATCCTGGCGGTGCGGTTGCAGCACTATACTTACTAGAGCCTGCCTTGAAAACAAAGTCCTCATCAGTACCGCTGAAGGAACTTCTACCAACCCAACGACCTCTATCACGTCTCAGAGTTTCTTGAGTTGTCATAGTAATCTGTCTACCTTTGGTAGTCGTTACTTTTACGTTTTTACCAAACGCTGGTCTAAATCCTGAGGTAACGCTCAGATTCACTCCTTGCTTTTTAGCTTCTGCTTGCATTGCCAATGCTGCAAGTGCTGCTGGTCTCCAAACTGGTTGACCATCTACTACAACTAAGTCTAGTATCCTCTTATCGTTAGACATAACACCATGATTTGGAATACCTTCTAGGTTTCCTGGATCCGGGAATATTCCTGCGTCTGGAAGTTTATTGTCTATTACTGTTTGAGCACTCACAGTTAATGATGAAAGCAGTTGTCCGTTCTTCAAAAACTTACCAACTATCTTGGATAGCTGACCCTGTTTATCACTTGCTGACTTTAGTTGTGTTTTAATTTGCTCAACACCAATGTAGTATAAAGCGTTATCACTGTATGGAACAAAGCCATACAACACACTATTGTTTACCATCCACTTCTGCACCTCTGTTTGTGCCAAAGTACCTGACGGACCTGGTTGTATGATTCGACCAGTTCTACGTGGATCATTTGAAATCTTTCCTGGTACTGGAAACACATCTATACCAGCTGGTGATTTGAATTTGCTTGGTAGTGGTGGTTCAAAATCAGCTGCTGAAAGACCATCTAAGAATTCTTTTAACTTATCAAACTGACCTTCCTTTGTGATGTCAGCTATTGTTTTGTTAGTGTCTAATAACGGCTTAATTTCCGCTGATGGCTTATTTGTCTTATCTTTTACAAACTTACGCAATTCATCTGCTACATCGTATTTTGACATATAAGACTGATCAAGGGTTAAAGCAATACCCTTATCTTTCTGCAACGCAGCTGTCAAGTATCCGAAGTTAGTTTGTGCCTCTGATAACACAATAGCTTGGTTAATCTGTACTACTCTATCTTTTAAGCTTCCCATAATAACTTTTATAGTTCATCTCCATACAGCGTCTCCGTATCAAAGAAATCCGGTTGATCTGCTAGAGGGTTTGTAATAACATTTGATGGAGCGTTTGGATCGATTGCTCCAGTTGTTCCGGTAAATGTACCAGTCACAGTTCCTACCAATGTTGTTGGTGGTTCAGTTACTGTCTTAGGTGGTTCTGGTGCAGGATCAACACCTTCATGACTTATTCCATCGACATACGCATACGTACTTAATATCTCCGGAATACGCGCTTGTAATGCAGCAAATTCATACATCACATCTTCTCTGAAATAACCCTTACCAACTGGTGTTAGTAGAGTTGCATTTTTTAGGATCACTAGCAAGTCCTCAAAAAGGTTTGCTAATTTGGTACCCAACACAACTGGTTCGTATTCAAAGTCGATTGTAGGATCTGCTTTAGTCTTTGGTGCTTTTTGGTTTCCCTTATCACCAGTACCTTGTGCAGGCACTCCCAAGAATAAACCATCACCTGCAAATATTGTAACACTGTCATCAGCATCAATATTAACACTCCCTTGAGATGAAAGTGCAACACCTTGCTGACCAAAGAGCATCAGGTAGTTGGTCTTTGCGTTTAATATTAAACGATCTGAATTAAACAGTAATTGACTCCCTGCGTAATTGTTTGTTTTTACGCCACCATCAGAACCCTTTAAGGATAACACCTTATTGAGGTCTGTAACGCTTCCGGCAATGGCTGACTTATATGTGAAGTCTTCCATCGGAAATTCAATCTTCGGTAGTTGTGGTACTTCGATTGTCACAGTACCAGTAAACGTACCTTGGATTGGTGTACCGGGTGGCACACCTCCCTGCGTAGGAAGACCTAATCCTCCTCCAGACTCAAGTGTTTGTTTAAGTTGATCGTACGTTAATTTCATTATCCTGGTAATTCTATGCTGAATGTTTTATATGTCTCACCCTTGTTTTTGAGATGTTGTAGCTCTGCTGGTGATAATTGAAATGTTCCTTGAGCATTTAGATTGAACATCTCGTTTATGCGAACTAACATGATTACATCTGACTGCTTAGGATCATTCATAAACCTATTCATAAACCCATTACGAAATTCAGGTCCTGGTGATCCATTAGCTCCAGTAATGGCTTGTAATTTTGCACAACGCTTAACCAACACCCTACTAGCAAACTCAGGTGTCTTAGCTCCTAGACCGGCTATAAACTTTGCCCAACCATCATCACTACCATTCCATCCCATTGATTTGGCAACTTCATCAAATCCACTTTTAGAATATGCACCAGCTCCTGACCACCAAGTTGTTGCTGCAAAGAAGTATCCTAAGTAAGGATCCTCTGTCATAACAGCAATTGGGTATCGGTTATCTTTGTCCGATAAGAAGTGAGAAAACCACAAACCACCTACCAACTCGTCGTTGCAGATGGTGTAAAGGAATTGCTTAGCTTTTGCATTATCGCTTTTCCAGTTGTGCTTATTGTTGAGAGCTTCTGCTGCTGTCTTTACTTGTGGGATTCCAGTGCTAATAAAGATTGTATTGAATGTACTTTTGAAGGTTGCTAATGTTACACCCCTCATAGTAGCACCTCCTGGATCGCTGGGATGATCTGCCCAACCACCTTCCCAACGATGTACAGTCGGAATCAGTAATTTGTTTACTAACTCAATCAGTGGTGGTAAACTTACCTTAGCAGTTACACCAGATGAGGTTAATGCTTTGTAATATAATTTCTCAGCAATTGCAGCTGCGTTATTTCTTGCTACTGTGACAAACGAATCCAAGTCTTGTTTTAAGCCTGGACTTACTGTCGGCGGTGTTGTCCATCCCATATTAATTACTTTCGGTTGTTTGTGTATTTGGTGCTGGTGGTGTTGGTGGGTTAGGGGTATCTCCTCCCTCTGCTGCCGCTGGTGCTTTGAAAGCTTGATCAGCAGGTTTATCGGTCTCCACAGCTTTCTGCCACAATCCTGACGTATCAACAGATCTTTGGAATGTATCTGCTGCTTCAGCTGAACCGTGTGCAGGAATATCGTAAGTCGCTGCCCATGATCTCATATACTTTGAGCAAGCCAAGTCTAATTCTATCTTTTGTGATGTGCACATATAGATTGATGCATCGTCAACATTAATATCCTCTAGTGTTAGCATGTCTGACTCTTTGTTTGTTGAGTCACGATCTGCTCTTAGAATGATTAATCCATCACCAGCTGTTCCGGAGGACTTCCAAGGATTATCAGCTTTCGGTAGTGTTGCAGTGTGTCGGATACTAGTTCCGAAACGGCCTTGAAGGATAAAATCACCCTCAAAAGGTTGTAACTGTTTGTATACCTTTGGCTTATTATCAACATCGACAACAGCGTTAGCATTCTTAATCTTAGATTGTAAGCGTTTCTTAGCTTGATCATAAGACATGAATGGATTCTTCTTATCGATATGGTATTTATCTGTCCCTACAAATGGATTGGCATTATATGAAATGTTATGTAAAGTACTAACAACAAAGCTGTAGAAGAATATGTTTGCTAGTACCGTTGAGTTTGGAGATGTTGTTTCTCCAAAGGCTCTAAATATAATAACCTCCTCACCTGGTAATGGGTATCGAGCCATTGACCTATCTAACGGATAGGCTGTCTTAACAGCGGCTTTTTCTTCTTTATTATACTCTCGTACTAAATCTCGAAAGCGGATCTTACCAATATCCCTATTAGACTCATACAATGACGAGTTCTCATCAAGACATATTTCTAGCACATGGCCAGGAAACACTTTAAGCTGTTGTAAGCCATCAGTAGTTCCAGTCTGTGGTCCTTTATATAAACCCGATATGTCTTGAAAAAACGTACTCATTATTTACTATTATCCATTAAGTGTTGAGCTTCTTCTAAAAGCTGTTTGCGTTCTGCCTCTGTTAATCCCATCTCATCACCTTTTTCACTCTTAGCACCTACTACAAGCAGGCGTTGAATGATTGCTGTCAGTCTCACTAGGTTATCATCATTCTTAACTGAGATTTCCAGGTACTCCTTAATAAGAGGTACCATTAGTGATGCATCTGTCATATTCTTAATTAACGGCTTTAATTGATCAATCAAACCGTTGATCTGGGATTCCTTCTTCTTCGTATTGTTATATACATCTCTGAGCAAGTCGCTGAAGGACTTATCATCAAATAGTAAACTATCCTTATCCATAAACTACGTTTCTAATAAATAGCTGAGTATTCAATTTGTTATTTGCCCATGTACTGAGGATGCTCCTCTAACTCCAGGATCAAGGCTCTCAACTCCTTTATGCGAGCACCAGCTAACCAAGATTCACGATTCTCGTAATAACCAAGATCGTGTAAGACTTGAGGATCCACTGTCTTCGGATCAAAGGAAAAAGCGTTGAGGTTTGGACCACCACCAACGCTTTCCCAACACTTTATCTCCTCTTCTAGAAACGCTTGTAATTTTTCTTTTGAGGTTAAAATTATCATACTTAGTATGTTTTATCTTTTGGAAGAACTCCTTCGTTAGCTAGATAATCCATATACATGGCTTTGTACTTATCTCGCATAACCTTTACCATTTTAGTTATTTGCTGAGTGTTTGCGTCTGTCATCTCTCTAATGTAGATGTATAAGGCTTTCTTATTAAACAACTCAATCTTCTCTCGCTTTCTAAACAATTCGATAATAGCTCCTGCCAACAACCGATCATTCCTCTTTGTAAACGTACCTTCTAAATTATCGTCCCAGTAATTTACAAACTTATCAATGAACTCAACTAACCCATTTTCACTTTCTGGCTCATCTGGAACATACTCCAAGTTAATCTCAGAAGAGAGGTCAATTCTATCATGGCTAGTGAGCTTTTTATAGTTGTTCTTGTTTTTGAGAATGCAGTAGTTTTTTGCTACGATGCTAAAATAACTGAAGGCTTTACCATTTGCTTGTTTGAATTTAGGAAGCTTCTCTACTAGGAAGCTTACCACTTCATGCTGCACTTGTTGGATCGTCTGTCCGTCTGTGTAGTAGAACTTGAATGTGTGGATAATGTTCTCAACTAACTTTTCGAAAGCTGGACGTATCTCACGTTGATAAATTAAACTACGCTCATTGTCGCTAGCGGTCTCGTTATACTTGATAATGCTCAAGTCAACTTCAGGACCGAAGTACAATCTTTTAGTCTTCGGCTTTCTTGTCTTCTTCGGTTTCTGTGTTGACATACTTTGTAATAAATTCATAAAGGTCATCTATTGATTGATCTAATTCCTTGAACACAAATCCAACCTCATCATCAGATTGGAAAGCACCTCTACGATCAACTTCTTTCATATGCTCTCTAGTTTCGTAAAAACGGAAGTAAAGAGCTGAAATAAACTTCACATAAGCTTCAGCATATTGCTCCGTGCGTTCAAGCTTCTTGAAGTTAATATACAACAAATAAACCAGGATCCCCACTAAAATGGTGAGGAATGTGATGATAGCTATAACCATATTATTTGAATAGATTGTTAAACACGTTCATTAAATCGTCCTTTTGTGACTCGGACATATCAGTAGGGATTGATGGCTTTCTTCTCTCGTTAGTAACCGGTTTAGAAGTTATGCCTCCACTATTACGATCCCATGTCTCAAACTCAATACGAGATGCCATATGATCGGCATGGTGCAATAAGATTGGTAAGTTTGATCTTAATTTAGACTCGCGACTGTTTGAAATGTAGTAAGGACGATTACCCTCGTCATACAAACCATCATGCGTCTTGATTGCTACAAACTCATTAAACGATACTGGAATACCTCTAGCTTGTAGTAAGAATAAGCTACGATCGGGTACTGGCATAAAAGCATTCTCTGGATTGTATTTGTAAATACGTCCTAGATTCTTACGATGCCATTCTGAATCGTTAGGTAAGTATTGTTCAGCTTCCTCTGTACCGATTTTACCTAAGTCATGATTCATTGCTGCAAACACCAACTCTTCTTCTGAGTAGTTGATGAATGATCCCATAGAAGCCCATAAGTCTTTCAGCTTCAGTGCACACTCAATAACACGATTAACGTGATCAACGTATCCACCTGGAAAGGCATTGTGGTGGTGATCAATACTAGATGCTGGCATAAGCATAATACGCTCAGCGTGGTCTGTGTAAAGTTGTTTAAGGGCTTCTTTACGATCTCCCTGGATATACTGATCAATGTAATTCAACAATCGATCGTAATTCTCCTGCAATTGTTCTGCTGTGTAACTCATATGATTTGTTTTTGTAACCTTTTTAATTCTGATTCTATTTTCTTAATAGCTCCTTTGCGTGTTTCTTTTTTAAGCTGCTTCTTCAAGTCGGAATACTTCTTCATTGCTTCAGCCTTTTCTTGAGCTTTCTGAGCTTTTGATTTCTTAGGTTTTACGACAATTGCTGTTGGTTGCAATTTACCTTTAAGATCTGGCTGTTCTACGCCTTTATGGAAAACAGATCCGTCTGCATGTACAAACTCCTTCATAAATCTCCAGCCTTTTGGAAAACCTTGAGCTGTCGCAAACTTTTTTCTTACTATTGGTTCGTCGTACTCTCGCTGTGCTTCTATGACACACTCCCAACAAGTAACTGAAACTGCATCATCTCCTACATTTTGAACGTACGTACCACAAACCTTGCATTCTAAAACTCGACCCATTGTAATAACTGTTTTCTATTTAAGTATAACCATACACCTAAAAAACGAA